CGAGCCCAAGGTCCGAGTATTCAAGATAGGATTAAGGATCAATCCGACGAAATGGATGGTCAATTTGTTCAATGGGTTGATTTGTGTGTAGGTAACCCAAATTTGTTTAATCCTGTTATTATTGATCCTTATGCTTATTTGCAAAGTTGCAACTGCACTCAGGCTCATGCACGACGTATTAAAAAAGATTGGGAGAAAGAGCTTATAGAATTTAAAGAAGCTCTTAAAGGCAGTAATGAAGATCTTAACGAAGGATATAAACATTTACTTAAAAATAAACGAATGGAAGGTCTTATTGAACTTGTAAATAGGTTCATTGATGCCTGCGATGTTATTATTGGGGAATCAAAAGCAACACGAAAGCAACGTAAAAAGAAGCCTGTAAGTGTTGATAAACAAATTGCTAAACTTAAATTTAAACAAACAGATGCTGGATTGGGAATCACGAGCGTCAATCCTACTAATATTATTGGTGCTACTATGGCAGTTATTTACCAGTGTAAGTATCGTAAACTTGGTGTTTATGTAGCCGATGATGATCGAGGATTTAAAATTAAAGGAACGACGCTTTTAAATTATAGCGAAAAAAATTCTACTAAAAAGACTCTCCGTAAGCCTAAAGAGCAACTTAATTTTGCTAAAAAGGCAACAAAACATAAGTTTGGTAAATGGTTTGAATCAGACGTTAAAACCACTGAAACTAAACTTACCGGCCGATTTTCCGACGATACTGTTATCTTGCAAGTCTTTAAGTAACACACCAGTCTCCGAATAAATACTATACGGAGACTAGAGTTATGGCAAAGACCCGACAAGAACTTACCAAAGAAATAGAAATATCCCTCGGTGGAGGGATGATTGATGTCGAACTAGATCCCGAACATTATGATCTAGCGATAGACAAAGCATTAGCAAAATATAGACAACGTAGTTCTCGTTCTACTGAAGAATCTTTTGTTGCAATTACACTTAAATTGGAACAACAAGAATATATTCTTCCTACAGAAGTAATAGAAGTTAAAGATATATATAGAAGACAAACTGGATCGTTTGGTTCAGGAACGGGTGCAGATATAGAACCATTTGAAGCGGCATATCTTAATACATATATGTTACATTCAGGTAGAGCAGGTGGACTAGCAACGTTTGAAGCGTATCATGAAATGCGAGAGCATTTAGGGCGAATGTTTGGATCCGAATATCTATATACATGGAAGCCATGGAATAATACATTGTTTATTCACAGAAAAGTTAAGTCTGATGATGATGTATTTGTTCATTGCTATAACTATAAACCAGATTTAACTCTTATTGCAGATGTATATTCTGCATCATGGATACGAGAGTGGTCAATATCAGAATCTAAAATGATGTTGGCTGAAGCACGAGGCAAATTTGTAACTATTGCCGGCCCACAAGGTGGCACCGCCCTTAATGCAGAAACATTAAGAGCAGATGCTACTACAAGTTTTCAAGCACTAGAGGAAGAACTAAAAACATACGTAGATGGTGGAGATCCTCTAAGTTTCGTCATAGGATAAAATGGAAGAACCCGACGCAGAATTACAAGTCATACAAGATAGTTATGACATGGAAACCACTGTTTCAAACAACGGAAATAATGAAACATTTATTTTAGAATATCCAGAATTTTTTGATACAGATTATTGTCAGATAATTATAGATAAATTTAACATATTAGATAAAGAAGGATTTTCGGATATATCTGGGGCAGGATATGGCGGAGATAAACCAACAACAGATGCCCAATTTTTTAGATCTAAAGGTAAGCATGTATGGTTAAATCATGTTGCTAGGAGCTTAGATTTAAATCATGTAGTACATACAACAAATGAACCAGCCTTCTTTTTTAACCGGTTAAAAACCGCTGTTAGTATATACAAAACAAAATTTAGAGTAGGATGTACAATGCCTCTTACTTGTAATGACATGAAAGTACAACGTGTAAAGGCAGGTGGCGGATTTCATGCATGGCATTCAGAATGGAGTAAAGAATCTAATTCAAGAATACTTGTATATCAATTATATCTAAATACTTTGCCTGAAGGTGAGGGAGAAACTGAATTTTTTCAACAAGGAGTTCGTTGTAAACCTGAAGCAGGTAAATTGGTAATATGGCCTGCAGGATGGACTCATGTTCACAGAGGAAATCCCAATTATAGTACCGATAAGTACATTATAACAGGCTGGGTTCATATAAATGATCAATCACTAAATTATAATATCGAATGAGTTTAAAAGAATTAACATTAAAAGAACATAGATTTGCAGAAGAACAAGATTTTGCAAATTTAATGATGAGCGGTAATATAGAAAATTATGTATATTTTCATTACTTAATTAACCAACATTCTATATACAATGCATTAGAAAACACATATTATAATTTACCAGATAATCGATTGGCCCGAGCAAAAGCAATAGATACAGATATTGAAGAATTAAAACTAATGGGCTCTATGCCCGTGTTGTGCTATGATTTAGAACCTAGTACAAAAGAATATGTGCAATATGTTAAAGAACACATACATACAGATACACAATACTTGGCCCACATTTATGTTCGCTATTTAGGTGATTTACGTGGAGGGCAAATGATAGCAAGAAAAGTTCCAGGCGGTGGCAAATATTATGAGTTTGACGAGCCCAAATTACTTGCTGAATCTATATACAGCCAATTAGATGATAGTATGGCAGACGAAGCAAAAGTAGTATTTGATTTTGCTACAAGATTATTTCAAGAATTACATGCAAGACATTTTCCAAACCCTGAAAAAATGTGAACAGAACCTACTTAGTTTAATTTCTGATACAGGTAAGTCTGTTCCTGATCATCATGAATGGCCTTGGCGCAACTATGTATTTGAATCTAAATTTTATCGTAGAGCCCACCTAGATGCTGTAGAAACAGACAAATTATACATGTTTCATTTGTGTATATTTCCTCGCATATACAATCCTGCTCCTATATATGGTGTTGATGTTATTGCTGGCAAAAATATTGTTAGCGGTGCATTTCACGATTTTAGTAAAGCAGGAGACGATAATCATCCTATGATGCAATGGTTTGCTGAAAAAGTAAAGCCGTATAATTGGACTAGTACACGGGAATTACCCGAATGGGCGCAAAATATATTCAGCCCTAGCATGATTGCAGTTAGTAGAAGTAAAGAGCCCCAAGACTATATAAACTTTTGTGATTTAGCAGTAGAAAATTTAGAATATTATCTTACTGAATTAGATAAATGTAATGCACATGAATTTAAATATGGTCACGGATTTACACTTAAAAATCAAAATTGGTATTGCCATAATCAAAAACAAAATCCACATACACTAAAAGTAATGGGTAATTTTTGTGACGATAATGAAACTGTTCACAAATTTATCCATGAATGTTTATTTCCGGAGATATAATGGATTTTATATACCCCTTTCAACCTCCAGCATTATTGCACGATGTTATAGATCAATCGTTAATAGATGAATCTAATAAAATGTGTGATGGTTTGTTACCGGAAGGTACACGTAATTATGCTATTTCTATAGATCATCCTATACGTAAGTTACAAGAACAAATATATAAAATGGCATATGATTATATTAGAGCATTTGAGAATTCTTGTAAAAAATCAATAATAGATAAGGATCATAAATTAACAATTTCAAAAATGTGGTTTTCAGAATTTCGTGATAAAGATTATTATCAGGCACACGAACATGGTGATAATAATATTTTATCTGGTGTTTTATATTTAAAGATTCCTCAAATAATAAAAACAAAATATGATTCAGAATTTCCTGAAGGGAAGCAAAGAGATGGCGTTTTAGTATCAAATGCAAATGGTTGTATTGAGTTTGTATATAATCCTATGATAATACCTTCTAGATTAATTTCCTCTAATACCTTTTTAGTAACACCAGAAGTAAGCCACATTTACATATGGCCGTCTTGGTTATTCCACACCATATATCCATATTATGGCCCTGACGTTCGTAGATCGTTGTCTTTTAACATAGTAACTAGCCCCGCATAACCACCTGGTTTTGCTAATCTTACGATAAATAATTTAAATAATGAATTTAGTCATTAATAGTGAGGATTTAATATGGCAACTTTAGTATCACCAGGTGTTGCGGTTTCAGTTATAGACGAGAGTTTTTACGGATCTGCTGGTGCAGGAACTGTTCCTTTAATTGTATGTGCTTCGGGACAAGATAAAGCACATGTAAGTGGATCAGGATATGCATCAGGAACCATTTCGTCCATGGCAGGAAAACCACAACTAATTACAAGTCAAAGAGAACTTGTTCAAACTTTTGGAACACCGTATTTTAGAACGGTATCGGGCACAGCATCAAATGGAGACGAGGTAAATGAGTATGGTTTACTTGCGGCTTATAGTTATTTGGGTGCGGCAAATCGAGCATATATTGTAAGAGCAGATGTAAACACAACAGAATTATTACCAGCAACCGCTGAGCCTACAGGACCTCCTGCAAATGGCGCATTATGGTGGGATACTGCTAATTCTGTTTATGGTGTATTTCAATATTCGACTGCCCAAGGAGCATGGCTTAAACAAGCAGTAACTCCGTTTACTGCGGCACAAATGACACTTGATGCTCCTACTGCGGCAGCCAACGGAGCGGCAACAGGCGATTTTAGAATTGGAGTCGTAAATGCTACAAGCAAAGCATTAGGAACAAGTACTGCGGCGGCACAAATTTACGAATGGGATGCAACAGCATGGCAGGCAGTAAGTACAGCAAATCTTTCCAATTTAACCGCAACAACAGTAACAGTAGGACCTTCTAGTTCACAACCATCAGGTCCGGTAGACAAAGATGTTTGGTTAAAAACATCTTCAGATGGACAAGGAACAAGTCTTGTTGTTAAAAGTTATAATTCCTCTAGTACATCATTTGATACTAAAACTGTTAATTTTTATGCAACTGATGCCGAAGCGGCACAGCCAGGTAACTTTGATTCAGGTCGTCCTGCTGATATTATTGTTACATCATTAGATACTAATTCACTTTATGCAGGTGCGGCATCTACTGTATCTACATCACTTGTAATTTTAGATGGTGGTTCGGGTTATACTGTAGCACCAACACTTACTGTAACAGGTGGCGGTGGTTCAGCGGCCACAATAGATGCAGTAATATCGGGTGGAGCAGTTACAGATGTTGTTGTTACAGCCGTAGGGGGAAGTTTTACTTCAAATCCAACAGTAACAGCAACAGGCGGAGTTAATCCACCAATAAATTCACTTTATGCATCACATGATTTAACAGGAAATGTTTTTTCAACTGTTATTCAAAGATTCGACGGAACATCTCAAGTAGCGGCTGATTTAGCACCAGCAACATCAACATATGCCGCGGCAAATGAAATTGAAGCAAGTGCTACAGAAATTTCAGGTGCAGTAACAGATGGAACATATTGGTACGATACTTCGACAGTATTAGATATGTATATTAATACATCAGGTGTGTGGATTCCACAAGCAATATCTGCTTATGGAACCGTTGCACCAACAGCACCATCTAATAATGATGTATGGATTGATACAAATGATTTAGAAAATTATCCATTAACCAAAGTTTACAATACTGTAACTTCATCGTGGATTGCAAGAGATAATACAGATCAATCAACTGCTAATGGGGTTGCGTTTGCAGATTTAACTGCAACAGCGGCAGATACTACTTATAATAGTGGTGCTACAAGATTAGCAAATGCTCCAAATGGTGCGTTATATCCAGAAGGTATTTTCTGTATTAATATGGCACATTCCTCTTATCAAGTAAGAAAATATGTATCAGCAGAAACAACAACTCATAAGTGGCGTACAGCGGCCGGTAATAAGGCTAGTGGCGCAGGATATTTTGGAAGAAAATCACAAAGGGCAACCATTGTTAAAGCAATGCAAGCGGCAATTGTTACAAATGATGATTTACGTGGAGATAGTACAGTAATTACATTACTTTCCGCTCCAGGTTATCCAGAATGTGCAGATGAATTGTTAGCATTAAATGTAGATAGAAAAGAAACTGGATTCTGTGTTTTAGATACACCATTTAGACTTGCACCAAGTGGTGTTACAGCATGGCAAGCCGGTACAAATGCTACAGAAAATGGTGAAGATGGATTAATAACATCTTCCTCACAAGCGGCAGTTTATTATCCAAGTGGGTTAGCAACAAACACCGATGGTACATCGGTTGTGGTTCCAGCATCACATATGACATTAAGAACTATTGCATATAATGATTCTGTTGCTTATCCTTGGTTTGCACCTGCAGGATTAACAAGAGGTGGAATAACTAATGCAACTAATGTAGGTTACATAGATAACGAAGGCGAATTTGTTGCTACAGCACTTAACCAAGGACAACGCGATACAATGTATCTAGTAAAAGTTAATCCTATTACAAATTTCCCAGGACAAGGATTATTTGTATATGGACAAAAAACATTGTATGCGGCGTCAAGTGCATTAGATAGAATTAATGTTGCAAGATTGGTAGCATATATTAGAGATGGATTGGATCCGCTTGCTAGACCTTATGCCTTTGAACCAAATGACGAAGCAACTAGAGCGGCAGCTCAAGATTCAGTCGAAAGGTTCTTAGGAGACATAATGGCAAAACGTGGTTTATATGATTTTGCTGTTGTCTGCGATTCAACCAATAATACATCGGCCAGAATTGATAAAAATGAAATGTGGATTGATGTTGCAATTGAACCAACAAAAGCCGCAGAATTTATTTACATTCCTGTTAGAATTGTAAATACTGGCACATTATAAGTTCTTAAACTTAAGGCAGTAGCAATTTTGTTACTGCCTTTTTCCATGGTCAAAATTTCTGACAAATCTTATAAATACATACAATAACTTGAAGACGGCATAGGAGATAATTTAAATGGCGAATTTAACAAAATTTGGAGTGCCTGTAGGCGACACCACTACCTCGTTATTGATGCCTAAATTACAATATAGATTTAGGGTAACATTTAAACAACTTGGCGGAGTGGCAACAGCTGATACAGTAACCCACCAAGTAGTTAGTGTAACTAGACCTACATTAACACACGAAGAGGTAACATTAGATGTTTACAATTCTCGAATTTATTTGGCAGGAAAACATACATGGGAACCTGTTACTCTTGTAGTTAGAGATGATATAAGCAATAATGTAATAACAATGGTCGACCAACAAATGCAAAATCAAATTGATCACCATAATCAATCTGCGCCTATTGCCGGTGCCCAATACAAATTTTCTACTGTAATCGATACATTAGATGGTGGCAATGGCGATGTCACTAGTCCAGTCTTATTAGATAGCTGGTCATTAGGAGGTTGTTGGATTACTTCAACTGCATATAATGAATCAAATTATGCAACAAGTGATGCAATGACAATTAATATGACTATACGATATGATAATGCTATTCATATGGGTACTGACGGATCAACTAAGATAGCAGGACAGTCAATTGCTAGTAGTGTAGCAGATTATACAGGTGCTACGGCTGGGGCATAATCATAATAAAAGGTCGGTATAATGGCATACTTTGGTAGAATACTTCGTAATTATGCCGATCATTCTTTTGGCACAATTACTGAGTATGGACGACAACTCACTGGAATTCCTAGAGCAAAACATGCGTTTGTTGTGGAGTTTTATACTACAAAAACTACAGGAGACAAACCTTGGCGCGAAATGCTTAAAGGTTTATCTACAGTAGTTCAAAGTTGTGATCTACCCAGTTTTCAATTTGATACACAAACATTAAATCAATATAATAGAAAACGTATAATCCAAACAAAAGTAAATTGGCAACCTATTACTATTAGATTTTATGATACTAGAGATAATAAATTTCAAATAGTAATGGAAGAATATTTTAAATGGTATTATAAAGATGGTCGAGAAGTAAATTCAAATTTTGGAAGTGGCGCATTTGTTCCAGATGTAGTAGACGCAAATCCCAGTATAGATAAATTTGGGTTCCAACCACCATTTACAGGAAAAAGTAGAGTAAAAGAATCCCGCTTTAAATCAGATGTACCATTTGGTCAAGTTGGTTCCCCTCCGACTAGGAACCCGCACTCAGATGGGGCGCCCAAAGGTGATATCAATTTTGAAAAATATTTTTTTAGTAAAATTGTTATTTCTAGAATGTCTGGAGGTAGAGAAGATCCAGTAAAATCACCAATAATACTTTTTAATCCTACAATAACAAGTATTCAACATGATAATTTAGATTATAGTTCTGCACAACCGATTTCATGGTCAGTACAATTTGCATACGAAGGTGTACAACATTTAGACCAAGATAAGGCACCAACAGGAGGACCAGATTGGATTTCACGAGGTGCAGATGCCGCAGGCGAATGGTATGATTCTTGGGGATCACAAGATAACGCCGATAAAAGTGAACCGATTACTAAAAAAGTAAGCAACTACGGCCAACAGATCACTGAAGGAGTTCAATAATGGCGTATGGATCAGCATCAGTTAGTAGTACAGCAGTATCGGTATCAACAACACCAACTACAAATGATAAAAATAGTTCCCTTGGGGTCCAAGGTGCTATAGAATTACGTCGTAGGTTAGGAGTAGTAAAAGAACATTTTGATCAACGATTATTAGGCAATACATTTACACCTTATTTCCAATTTAATCCACAGGAATATGATTTAATTTATGGGGAACTCTTGTCAAACAATGTAAGTAAATTGGCGGCTGAAGTTTTTGCATATGAAATACTAGCATTATCTAAATGGTACAATGAAGGATATGATAAGATACTACCTGCTGTCGTAAGTGGAAAATTAACTCTAACTAATGATATACTAAAACGATTAAATTTTACTAGACCGTCAAATAATAAATTAGGAATTACTTCAAATAAACCTACCTCGGAAATGTTAAAAGAACAGGTAGATTAATGGCTGGGCGTAAGGTAAAATATAAACAAGGATATTTCCAACCAAAAAATCCTAATAAATACAGAGGTAAACATGTTCCCATTTATAGGTCAGGATGGGAATTAGCATTTATGAAATTGTGCGATGGTCACCCAAATGTAGAATGTTGGGCATCAGAAAGCCATTCAATACCTTATCGTAATCCTTTTACAGGAAAATTGTCAAAATACATACCAGATTTTTTATTATCTTACGCAGATAAAACTGGTAAAAAACATATAGAACTCGTTGAAGTTAAACCTAGCAAACAAGCAGGTCTTACTGAATCTAAAAGTAGAAGAGACAAAGCCGCAGTTATATTAAATAAAGCAAAGTGGACAGCCGCTCAAGAATGGTGCAAGCGCCGAGGAATTAAATTCAGAATAGTAACCGAAAACGAAATATACCACAAACCATAATATGCCCAATTGGACAGATAAAGTCAAACAAATTTGGAATTCTACCAAAGACATAGATGATAATATAGAAGACTTAATCAAAGCATCAATAAAACGAACTATAATAAGTGAACAGGTTGATTTTGATCCTTGGGATCCCCGGTTTCAAAAAT